TGGAGAGCAACAGATGCAGATGCAGATGGCAACACTGGTTCAGCTTATGGAACAGTAGGTGTAACTCTTGTAGGCACACCAACACCATATGCAGATATCACAGAGACACAAGCTATTGGATGGGCTAAAGATGCACTTGGTGCAGATGAAGTTACATCAATAGAAGCAGGTATTGCATCAAAGATAGATGCTTTAGCTAACCCAACAACAGCAAGTGGAGTATCTTGGTAATGACTGAACAATCAAACGTAATCACTATTGATGGTAAAGAGTATAAGACAGAGGACTTATCTCAAGACCAAAACTATTTTATCAATCAGATAAAAGACTTACAGGGCAAAGCTGCTAATCTAAAGTTTCAACTAGACCAGATTACAGTGGCCCAGAACGCTTTTACAAACTCATTGATACAATCTGTTAAAGGTGAAGAAGAGCCAAAAGAAGAAAAGGCTAGCTAATGTTAGGTGCATCTGCTCTATCTGAATACGCTCTATCGGATCAAAGTATTCTATTAGCAGGTGTATCCGAAATGAGCGGTATTGCCTCGTCTGCAAATGCAGGTGTAGGTATAATGTCTGGTATCTCTTCTATGAGTTCGACTGCCACTCAGTCAGCAAATGCCATTTACATTAGTGCTGGTGCAAACTCAGATCTGGATTTTAATTTCACAGAAACATCTGCTGGAACAAGGATTCAAACAGATTCAGCTGATATTGAGTCTGCATTTACAAAAACTTCAATTGGTATTATGATAGGGTCAGGCGTTGCTTCCAGTGATTTTAATTTCTCACAAGCATCTCTTGGTGATATACTGTTTGAAGATATAAATGCAAGTGCAACACCTGAAACATATACCACTATTACACCAAGTGGAACAGAGGCATGGACAGAAATAACACCGACTGGATCGGAAACATGGGCAGAAACAGAAATATGAGGCAATAATGGCTAGTACATATACAAATAACAGTGGTTTAGAAAAGATAGGTTCTGGTGAACAAGCGGGAACCTGGGGGGTTACTACTAATAATAATTTAGACATTATTGATAGAACTGTTAACGGTGTTCTTAGTTTATCGATTTCTGGGAATACAACGCTAACCGCTACAGATGGCACTTTATCTAACGGACACTATAAAGTCATAACTTTAACGGGTAGTCCCGGTTCAGCTTTTACAATAACAATAGATCCTAATGATCAACAAAAGTGGTACATATTTAAAAACAGCACTGGTCAGACAGCCACTATACAACAAGGCGGTGGATCAGGAACCACTATCACTGTAGCTAATGGAGCTACAAACATAGTTTATGCAGATGGTACAGGATCAAATGCCAATGTAGCTAAAGTTCCTACTGATTTAGTCAACGACACAACTCCACAACTTGGAGCAGATCTTGATACGAATGGTAATGCTATTTTATTTGGTTCTAGTAAATGGGCAATAGAACTAGATACTGGTGATAATGACCTTCTTTTTAAGTATAACGGAACAACAGTCTTTAAATTAGCATCAAGTGGTGCGGTAACTTCAGCGGATAACATAACAGCTTTTGGATCTCCATAATGACTTTAGCGGCTTCGGGTGCAATATCAGCTTCAGATATAAGAACTGAATTTGTTGGTGGCAGTGGAGCCGTTGACATGGCTAGTTATTATCGTGGAGCAAACACAAATGTAAGATCTAATGCTGCCAATAATACAGCAACAAATTTGGCAGCTGGTGTTCCCACAAGTGGTGCTATAAGCTTTAATAATTTTTATTCTCAAGCTAAAGGATGGCAGAAAACCTTTTCATCTAATGCCACACAACAGTCTGGCACAGGTATCTTTGGTGATGATTACGCAGTAGATTATCCCAAGACTATAATTATAAATGCAGGAATTACCGTTTACAGTACAGCATCTGGCACACCTGCTATTGATTTACCAACTGGTGGTTCTGGTACAATAACAGTAACAAACAATGGTAATATCTATGGACAAGGCGGTGCTGCCGCTTCTGATGGTGGAACTGCTTTAAAGGCAGATGTTGCTATAACATTAAATAATAATAGTGGGGCTAATCTTAAAGGTGGTGGAGGTGGTGGTGGAAATGGTGGAGCTGGAGGTAAAGGAAGTTCTTCTACTACTGCAACAGCATCTAGCGTAACAGATAAAGTTGGTGATAAACCAGACTTTGTTTCATATTCTGTATTAACACAATTTGGGCCAAGAGCTTGGTCAGGCATTGGTAGTGGGCAATGGGGATTAAATACATCTGGGGGGCAGTTAAGGTCTAATATATCAAATAGAGGACCTGTATGGTATAGTTTTCAAGTTAACACTTCTGCTGAATATTCTTTATCCTCTTATATAACCGATCCTTTTCCAGAGGATGGGCAGACAGGTCATCGTGGAACACCTGTAGTTAATATAAGCACAGCCGAAGATACAAAAAGTCAAGGACAAGGTGGTGCAGATTATGGTAGTGGATTATCATGGAGCGGATTAAAAGCTCCATTAGCTGCAAGCACAACATATTATTTTTGTAATTACACTGAAGAACCTTATGGATCTTCGTCTCCAGATGGTGCTTTTTTCTATAATGATATGAACGCAACATTGTCTCTTTCTGTAAATGTTCCCTCTACAGCAGGTGCAGGTGGTGCAGGTGGTGTAGGTCAAGGTTTTGCTCAATCAGCAGGTAGTGGCTCATCGGGTGGTAGCGGTGGAACAAATGCAGGAACTGGTGGTGCAGGTGGTGCAGGTGGTGCACTAGGAGCAAGTGGAAGCAGTGGGTCTACAGGTTCAAATGGGACAGGAACTACTATTTCTTATCCATCAACAGCACCAACAAATGGTGCGTCTGGATCTGCTGGGGGTTCAGCAGGGTATTACATTTTAGGACAAAGTAATGTATCATTGACAGATAATGGTACAGTAGCAGGGAGAATAGGTTAATGCCTATAACTAAGTTAAAATTTAAACCTGGTATTATTTCCGACATAACTTCTGAAAGTAACGAAGGTGGTTATGTTGACGGAGACAAGGTAAGGTTTAGGTTTGGTTTTCCCGAAAAAATAGGTGGGTGGTCAAAGTATACCAGTTCTACTTTTGAAGGTACTGCCAGACGTTTGCATAATTGGGTTACTTTGGATGGTTCTGACTTACTAGGTATAGGAACTAATTTAAAATACTATATAGAAGAAGGTGAAGGTTTTAATGATATAACACCAATAAGAGCAACAACAAGTGCTGGTGACGTAACCTTTTCAGCTACAAATGGTTCAACAACCATAACTGTTACAGACACGGCTCACGGTGCAAATGAAAATGACTTTGTTACTTTTTCTGGAGCCGTTAGTTTAGGTGGTGTTATAACAGCTGATGTACTAAATCAAGAGTATCAAATCACATCTTTGATAAGTTCTAATTCATATGAAATTACATCAAGCGTAGCAGCTAACTCTTCTGATACTGGCAATGGTGGTAGTAGTGTTGTCGGTGAATATCAATTAAATACTGGTTTAGATGTGACTGTAGGCGGTACTGGTTGGGGTGCTGGACAGTGGAGTGGCACAACTAGTAGTGCTTTGGCTACCACTTTAAACGAAGCCTTAGACGCAAGCGAAACAGGCGTTGATGTTGTTGATGAAACAGGTATGAATACAGATGGGGATGTAATTCTTGTTGGTAATGAATTAATGTTAATAACTGCATCGGCAGATGACAACACAATGACTGTTACTCGTGGTCATAGTGATACTACTGCTACTACGCACAGTAATGGAGCTTTAGTTAGATTAGCTAAAGGTAACACATTAGCTACAGATGACTTTGTAGGTTGGGGTAGTGCTGCTTCAATTACTGTTCCCGGTGCACAGATTAGACTATGGTCACACGATAACTTTGGGGAAGATTTAATAATCAATCCCAGAGACGGAGCTTTGTATTATTGGGATAGAACAAATGGGTTGAGCGGCAGAGCCGTAGAGTTAAGCACCCTTTCTGGAACAAAGACAAGTATCCCACAAAGAGCCAAACAAACAATAGTATCCGACCAAGACAGACACGTTATAGCTTTTGGCTGTGATGGATTAAACACAAGTGCTACTGCTACTCAAGGAGACGGGGTACAAGACCCTTTGTTGATTAGATTCTCCTCTCAAGAAAATCCTCTTGAATGGTTCCCAACAGCTACCAATACAGCAGGTGATCTAAGACTTGGTGGTGGATCAACCTTTGTTCAAGCTGTTGAAGCCAAACAACAGATACTTGTTTTTACAGATAAGACGCTTCATGCTATGAAGTTTATAGGTCCTCCATTTACTTTTGGTTTGCAAGAACTATCTAAGAACATAACAATTATGAGTCCTTATTCAGCCATAGCTGTTGAGGATGTCGTGTTTTGGATGGGTGTAGATACTTTTTATGGCTATATAAGTGGTCAAACAATTCAGTTACCTTGTACTGTAAAAGATAAAGTTTTCTTAGATTTTAACTTTGAAGAGAGAAACAAGGTTCATGTAGGTGTAAATTCAGAGTTTAGTGAACTACTATGGTTTTATCCATCTAGTAGTAGTACAGAAATAGACAGATATGTTGCCTATAATTACTCAGAAAAATTGTGGTACTATGGCACAATGGTTCGTCAATCATGGCTCGACAGAGGAATTAGAACATTACCTATAGCAACAGGTGGTCAATATTTATATAACCATGAAGTGGGATACGATGATGACGGGTCTGCTATGACATCTTTCATTGAATCTGCACCTATAGATATTGGTGATGGTGATAAGTATGTGTTTTTAACAGAAGTTATACCAGATATCACGTTCAACGGATCAACCAGTTTAAACCCAGATGTTGATTTTACTGTTAAAGCTAAAAACTTTTCTGGAGGTAATTTTCTACAAACACAATCTGGTACCACACAAAGAACAGCAACTAGTCCTGTAGAACAATTTACAGAAAAATTAAACTATCGTTTACGAGGTAGGTCTTTTGCTTTACGAATTGATTCAACGTCCTTGGGTACAAAATATAAACTTGGTACGCCAAGAGCTAGTATAAGAGAAGATGGAAGACGATAATGTTAGTTAGTGCTATTCCTCAATATATTCAAGGTTTAACAAATGCAAAAGTTGACTTAACAACAACCGATGTAACAACCTTATACACAGCCCCTACTGGAGCAGAATCAAATGCTTCTGTTATTAATTCAATATTAGTGCATGACAGCAGTAACAATGGAGATACCTTAACAGTAACTTTAACGGACAAAGATAATAATGTATTTGAATTGTTTGAAAAAAGCGTTGCAGGACACGCAACAGAAGAACTTTTAACAAGAGATCTGATATTACAAGGTGGTGATATAATAAAAGTACAGGCAGGAGTGGCTAACAGACTTCTTGTTGTTGCTAGTATACAAGAGCTAATTAAGACTAGAATTACAACAAGTGCGATAACACAGATATAGTTGAACAAGTAAAACTTTCATGGTAAGGTACTAAACATGGATCAAGCGCTTAAACAAGAAACCATACCTGCAGGCGGTATTGCAGATTTTGTAATGACGGATGAGCAGATTGAACAGCTGGAAGCCGAAGAGCTTCGAGAGCAGTTTGGCACGAACGGTATTGCTCAGTTCTCGGATGTTGGAAAAAAGATGGCGAACTTCGGTCGTTACGGGGATGACACCGTGGCCCACGTTGAAACAGGCGAGCTCATCGTCCCACGGGCCTTGATTGAAAAGAACCCTGCTTTAAAAGAAAGTATATTTAAGCATTTAAAAGAATTAGGTGTAGAAGACCCAGAAAGATATGTTGTTGGTGAGAGCAAAAACAGCTTGAACCCTACAACAGGTTTACCGGAGTTTTTCTTCAAAAAGATTTTTAAATCTGTTAGTAAGATAGCTAAGGGTGTAGGTAAAGCTTTAAAGAAGGCCGCTCCTTTGATTATACCTATGGCAATTAATTACTTTGCCCCCGGATTAGGTACCGTTATGTCAGGCGCCTTAGGCGCAGGTATCGGAACTTTAGTTCAAGGTGGTAGCGTACAAGACGCCTTTAAATCTGCTCTTATGGGAGGTGCCACAGGTGCTGTAACTGCAGGACTTTCTGGTAAGGGCGGTTTTATGGATAACATAGCCGCGGATGTCGGTGCAGGTACTTCAAGTGTAAAAGCAGCTTTTCAAGGTAATTTTGATCCACTACAAAGCACAACACAGCCTAGTCTTAGAGGTTTGTTTGAAGGTGAGACAACTGTTTCTCCAGATGGTATACAAAAAGCAAGTCTTAGCACTTCCGGTGTAGAAAAACCCGCTTTCATAGATATGACCCGTCCAAGTGGTGAAGCTATACCGTTAGATTCTAGTATGAAACCTATAACGCAAACAACTTTACCTCCAAAACCTACTAGCATGTTTGATACTTTAAAAGAATATGGCAGCAAAGCCGGTGATTTTCTCTTTGGACCTGATGATGTTACTGCCGCCGACATATTAAAAGCAGAAAATCCAAACATAGATTTAAGCAAAGTTAGTAAAAATAGTGCCTTATATTTAGACGCAGCAGAAAAAGCTGCCAAGCAAAGTCCTAGCTTTCTTAGAAAATACGGTCCGAGTGCCGCGTTACTTACTGCAGCTGGCGCAGCTGGTGGTATGTTTGACGTGCCCGAAGAAGAAGATACAGGTCCTGTCAGGACAGGATTAGACGTTTATAAAGAAAGCCCTGACACTTATGACATAAAAGACTTAGCTGTAGAAAGATCTACGGGCCCTGTCTCACGGCCCACGAGCTATGGCTTTGAGTACAACCCTTATCTTTATTCTCAGACACCTTTCCAAGCTGCGGCCGAGGGCGGTGAGATATTTCCAAGACGTGTAGGGGGTATTATGCCTAATGAGGGTATCCCAAACAAAGACAGCGTGAGAGCTATGTTAATGCCCGGAGAGTTCGTTATGACTACCGATGCTGTAAAAGGTCTAGGTGGTGGTGACATGAACAAAGGTATAAGTAATATGTATAACGTCATGCGTAATCTAGAACAACGTGGAAAGGCGATGGCATAATGGCAACAGAAACCGTCATACAACAGGTAGGGGAATCTCCTGAGATAGAAGCCTATAGAATTGGTCTTTTAAAGTCTGCAAAGGAACTAGCCGATCAAGGCATGACTTTGCCACCTCAACAGGTTGCGGAGTTAACAGGTCTACAAGAAGCTGCAAGGAAACAAGCTGAAGCTGGCCTTGGATCTTTTATGCCGTATATTACCGCAGGTGGTCAGGCCTTAGGTCAGGCAGGACAGCAGTTAACTGGCGCAGGACAAACACTTGGTGGTGTAGAAGCTGCTTTGAGAGCTGGCGCAGGACCTGTTACACAGGAAATGACTGAAAGATATATGAATCCTTATCAACAAGCTGTCGCAGATGAAATTAACCGAGCTTATGATATACAACTTCAAGGAACTAGAGCAGGCGCCGTCGGTCAAGGTGCTTTTGGTGGGTCAAGGTCTCAGGTTGCTCAAAGTGAGATAGACAGAAACAGATCACAAGCTCTGGCACAAGCGCAGGCACAAAACTTTATGCAAGCTCAACAAGCTGCGGAGCGTGAGCTAGGAAGACAAACTCAGTTAGGTCAAGGTATTGCAGGGTTAGCTTCTCAGCAGGCAGGACTAGCAGGAGAGAGAGGACAGTTAGGACTAAGGCAAGCGGCTCTTGGCGAGACTGTACAGGGATTAGGACAGAGAGATGTTGAGGGTGCTTTCAAGATTGGGTCCCTCCTTCAAGCACAAGATCAGGCTAAACTAGAAGCACAAAGACAAAGTGATTTGTCACAAATGTATGAGCCTTATCAAAGATTAGGTTTCTTATCTGACGTTTACAGTAAGACACCTACGACACAACAAACTATAACACAATCCACGTCACCTAGTGTGTCACCTTTTCAACAATATCTAGGTTTAGGTATTGCTGGATTGTCAGCAGGTGCTGGAGCAGCTAAAGCGGGGTTATTCGGTTAATGAATAGAAGCGTAATGGAACGGCAGATGTTTCAAAATGGTGGAGCCGCAGGGTTGAAGCCTATACCAGCAGGAAATCAGGGCTTACCTAATTTGCCTGAAAATGTAAGAAATAACATGGGCTATATGGCAGAAGGCGGTGATCCAATGATGATGTCTGAGGGTATTATGGCCACAGCCCCTGCAATGGGATCTCCTTCTCCTGAAATGATGGCACAACAGGGAGCTGAAATGATAGACCCAAATACTGTAGGTCAAATGATAGAAGGCGCTGAAGCGGCAGGGTTTTCTGACCCAGAGGCTGCCGGAAGTTTTGAAGAGATGATGAACAGTGTTTCAGGTGAGAACAAAAGTGCTGAAGAGAGAAGGTCAGATTTAGCAAGCATAGTTGGACCAGAGGACGCGGGTCAAACACCAGAAAGTGTTTTGGCTTTGGTTACTCCAGTGGTTGAACTAGCATTAGTTGATCAAGGCATAGGACCAATGGCCCAAGAGCAGATGAACACTCCAGTCGAAGGCGACATGGGGGAAGGCATTATGTCAATGGCAGCTAACGGGAATATGGGGGTTGGTAACGAGCCACCCGTAAATTTTAACTTAGGCGGCGAAGTCCGCCGCCGAGGTGATGAAGATCCAGTTCCTGTGTTTGAGCAAGGTGGTCCTGTTCAGTATATGCAAGCGGGTGGTTCGCCAAAAAATTTTGAT